ACCCGAACCTTTTGGTTTCTTACCCGTTCCTTTTTTTGGATCCGCCACCTATAACTCCTTTTAATGTTTTAGCTTGACCTGCATGTAATCTAGATGCTTTTTTTAAACCTTTGATTACTTTTTTTATTTTTTTCTTTTTGCCATTTTTTAACATTTCCATCTCCTTCTTGCTTGACGGATTCGTGAGTTAGGATCATTACGTGTTTTAGCTGATGCTCTTTTGAGCTGGCCTAATGAACGTGCGCAGTATGATTTTCTACGTTTTGCAGCTTTTGATCCAGGCTTCACTTTTCCTGTCACGGCTGTTTTTAATTTAGAGCCGGGATTAAGTCTTCTGTAGGCAGCAACACCGGCTCGTGTCATACCTGCTCCAGACTTTGTAGGTCTGAAATTCTTTTTGTTTCTAGCTGGCATAGTACCTTTACTCATTATACTCTACCTCCGAATGCCATGCTTTTTCTTTTCTTTGCAAATGTTGGAACGTTAGTTGGCTTACCACCTACACCTTGTGCTTTACTTCTTTTCCTTGCAACGGCACTCCGTCTCTGGGAGTCTGTCATACTCGCTGCTTTGGCAGCAGGGACGCACTTTGGATATTTTCTTTTTGATCCACTTGCAGATTTTCTTCCACATGGTTTAAAACCTCCACCTTTTTTCTTAGATCCAATATCGACCCATTTTTGAGAAAACCATTTTTTAAGGCCTCCCTCTTTCATGTACTGGACATTTTTTTGCATTACGTTAGGTCTTTGTAATAATCTACCATTCCGCCAATTTTGACTTCCATGACATCAATTTTTTTTACTGGTCTTGTATTTCTACGACCACCTCGACCACCTAATGGTCCTGCAGGTCCTCTAGACTTTTGTTTTTCTTTTCTATTTTTATACATATCGAATAATTTTTTTCCTGCTATTGCAGCACCAGTAATAGGACTTGCTCCTGCTACAACTGCTTTACCAATTGATTTCATATTTGCTTTTTTACTTTTTCTGTCCATTAAATTTTTTAATCTTCTTTTTCTGTCTGGTGTCAATTTTGGTGCTTTACCTGGTTTAAATCTGACTCCATCTTTCTCAAAACGTGTTCCGTAGTCTCTTAATTTACCTGGTGTACCTGCATCAAAACCTCCTCCAGTTTTCATACCTACCATTCCTAATTGTTTCTTTTTTTCTTCCAACATATTAATTGGTAGTGTTGCGTCTACCGATTTTGGACTAAAACTTTTAGATTTTTTCTTCATAAATTTTTTAGCACCTAATAATCCTGCACCTAAAGCAATAGCACCTATTGCAGCTTTCATTGGTTTTGGTCCTCTAAAATCTTTTCTCTTTTTTCCTGATGGATCTTTAATTTTACCTGCACAAATTTTTGAAGCGTAGGCATTAGCATATGCTGACGGATACACTTTAAATTTTCTTTTTGCTGCGGACTTACCTCTTGGGCATAATTTAGTCATTTATTTTTTTCCTCCTCTAAAGATTTGTGTTCCCTTTATACCATATATCGATGCCACGACCAAGATCCACAGGTTTGTGAACCATGACGGGAGCTGTGAGAACATGTCGAAGAAAAGTTTTACTTTGTCCATCGCTGTTGGATCTTCGCTTACAACTGCCCAAGCGAGCACTAACACGGGCAAACTTAAAATTATAAGAACGGCCTCGTCTTTCCAGTCTGACTGTCTAGCCTCTAAAAGTTTTCCTTGGTAAGCTTCTTGGCCCTCGGCCATCTTAGTAGCATGCATGAGTTGTGCTTCAGACATCGCCATCTTAGTTTTTTGCTTGTTAGCGTAAATTTTACTTCCTGCACTAACCGCTAATTTGATTGCACTTAACCACATTGTACTTGTCCTTCCTTCGTTGACACATATATTCTACCATTTTTCCAACAGTTGCGAAAGCCCCCTTGCCTGACATCTTCCATTTCCAGGTTTGCTTCCATTTTGGATTACGAATTTTTACGGGAAGTATTGAACCACCGAAAAAGTCTTTAAATCTTTGAATTATGTCTTTATCACACATTTCAATAGAACATTGAAACGATTTTCTTCCTTTGCCTTTGCCCCAAATACCAAAACTACCTTCACCATCAAATATTCCTGCAAGAAAAAGAATTTTTCCTTCTTTTGTAAGATTATCGTATGCCGATGAATTTTTTACCAGTGACTTGTATGTCTTTAATTCCTTTAATGTCAGATTTAGCTCCTGGTTCTCTATGTGGGCATCCTCCTTGTTTCAAACCTTGTGGATTAGGTCCTGATTTTGGAGGTGGCCCGTATTTAATACCACCGCTTAGTCCTTTTCTATCGTTTCGCATCAATTTTCTCTCTAGCAACTTCTAATCTTTCGTCTGATTGTTGATCTTGAGTAGCTAATCTGTCGTAATCAAATTCTAATTTATCTGCTGCTCTTTGATTTTCTTGTGCTTGTTTAAATTGAGTCTCTTCTGCTTTTCTTTGCATGTCCATAGCTCTTAGATCTACTTCTTGTTGTTTAATTCTAACTAATGGATCTTGTTTAGCTGCGTTTGCCTGCATTTCAGATTGAGCTAACTCAGATGTAATGGTTGCTGAACGTTTTGCTACCTCTGCATCGTACAAAATTTGAAATTGTTCTGGATCTATTTGTTGCATCTGTGCCATTTGCGGGTCTTGTGCCATTGTTGCAGAAACTTCTGCTCTAGCTTTGAATGAAATGTGATCAGAAATGTGCGATTGTAACAAAGCATAGACTTGTGGATTAATTTGTACCATCCTTGTAGCCATAAAAGCCATGTGAGTAGCAATATGTGCGTCATGATCTTGAAATTCAAATGCTGTAAGTAGTTGCATTTGTAATGCACGTGCGTTTTCTTTTGCAGGATCCATTGGTTCTGGTTGTTTTGGAGGTGGTTTCATTAAAGTTTCAATTTGTTTAGTGCCTAAGGCCTCATAAACACGTCTGTATGCTTCATGTATGTTATGAATTTGTGGATTTGACTGTGCAATTTGTAATTGTGTCTGTGCTAAAGTCACTCTTTGTGCCATAGACATAATATTTGGATCTGCAACAGGTAAAATATCTACTCTGCCATCAAAATCTGCAGATTTTATTTGTCTAGGTCCACCGTAAACGTCATATGGATACTCTGGTGGCAAAAATTCTCCACATATTCTTGCTAAAATTTTAAATTCAAGTCTCATTGCGTAGTAACAACGCTTATGAACTCCACTCATAACTCGTGAACCACGTTCCATAAGTGCAACTGTTGTTCCTACAGCTCTATTTTGAGCATCGTTCCCTATGTTTGAATCTGTGATAGCAGCAAATTTTTGTCCTGCTTGTACTACAAAGCCAAGTAAATTATATAAAGTTGTACTTGGCTCTGAGAAAGGTAAATTAAAAAACTGATCTCTGATATTTCCGCCTGGTGCATCAACATCTCTAAACTCTCCAGGTTGAATTGGTTGATCATCATCTCTAACTCTTATACCTCTTGATTTAAAACCTGCTGGTAAATTTTTTAAAGTACCTGCATCAATCAATTGTCTTAATGCTTGTGTTGCTGCAGTAGATAATCCACCAATCATGTGTGTTAAACCAAAACCATAAAAGCCTAATCCTGGTAAAAATTTAAAATGCACAAAATATTCTATTCTAGAATAATTTAAATCGTCTGGTCTATAGTTTCTGTAGATAGATAAAATTTCTCCAGACCCTTCATCAATTGTAACAATGTAGGGTATCTTAATTTTTTTTGCTTTATCATCAAAATCTTCATAATCATCTAAACTTAAATCGACATGCATCTCTAAGATTGTATGTAAATAATCACCACCTGTGCTTTTGACACCTTCAAGTTCATTTATTTTTTTTGATAATTGATCTTGTTCTGGTGTTCCTTCTGATAATTCTATGTCTCTGTAAAATCCAGCTGCTTGTTTTTTTACAACTTCGTTCTTTGTCATTTTAATTACGTGAGTAATTCTTTCGCAATCTTTTAAATCTGATGCGTAATATGGAACTACAATTTCTTCAGCAGGTATAAATTTAGATACTGGTCTACCCAATAACTCATCGTAGTATACTTTTTTAAATGTGCTACCAGATAAAGGTAAATAAAATAACATCTGATCCATGTCAGTCGTGTATTCTTCCATTTGCTCCATCAAAAGGTAATTCATATATTCTTTGACTCTATCTGCTTGTTGTTCTACTGCAGGTGTTTGTAAACCAACAGTTTGAGTTCTTACTGGTCCATCAGATGGTACAAGTTCTTTGTAAGCTTGTGCTTGAAATTGTGTAGTTGCTTCAGATAACATCGGGTGTGTTACATTTGAAGCCCCCTTGAAAGGTCTTGTAACATTTATATATTTTGTACCTAAAAGATCTAAACCTTTTATGTATGCATCTTCCCAATCTTTACGTGAATTTTTATCTTTTTTATATTCTTCAGTTAGCTCTGAGGCCATTTCTCTTAATGTCCTCTCGTCCATGTTATCAGCTAAATTGGCATTGAAATCATCTTGTGGTCTTTCCTCTACCTCTTCTTCACCCTCTACTGTAACATCTACAGGTAATCCCTCAGGTTGTTCTACTTCTTCTTCTACCTGAGCTTCTTCTTCTATGATTTCGTTATTCTTTTCAACAGCCATGATTAATTATACCTTCTTGTTTTAAACATATCTACCACCAGACCTCCTATGTGTCTGTAAGTTTTTTGAGTTTGTCTCATTAATGGAGACACTTTAACTGCAAAAGCATCGAAATACAACCTTGGATCATTTTCTAAAATCAGTTTAAATCCTTTTTTTGGATCTTTCACTGCCTCATCATGAAACTCATTTGTTATCTCTTTACCTTTCATTTTGTGTGAATCTGGGTATTTAAATTTTTCTTTTGATACTCTTTTATAAGGTAATTTAGGATCTGATAAAGATATCTTTGTAGGTCCTGCTTTTGATCCGTAAAAATTACCAAGCTTTCTCATAAGCTCTGGCATTACAGCCTTACCTCTTTTATCTATACCTTTACCATCTGCATAACCATAAAATCTTTCATTACCTTTTTTATAACCTTGTCTGAAACTTAATTTAGAAAAAGGAGCAACGGCTACATAATCAACTCCCTCTCTAGCTGCTTTTTGAACAAGGTATTTTAAAGCATGATCACCATAAGCATCTGCTTCAACAAGTGGGAAGTAGTCTGATCTTTCAGGTCCTGCTCTTCTAGAACCAAATGTTCTATTAAGTTTTGTTTGAACATCTTTTAATTCATTAGATAAAGCTTTTGCTTTATTAATTTGTCTGTTTGCCATTGCTTCATTCATCTGTTGCATTAGTTGCGATCTATTTTTAGCTAATAAATTTAATTCAAGATCTGCTTGAAATGGATTTGTTCTTCTTTCTCCAGAAAGTTGTTGTATCTTACTTAAGCTTTTTGCAACACTTTGATTTACATCAGATTGTATTTCATTAATCATAAAAACTTTTTTGCCTTCAGGAGTAAATCTTGTATCGTATCTTATATGATAAATGTTGTTAGTTTCA